GTCGTTTTTAAAAAGTATTTGTGTCTTATTGTTTTTATAATGAAAGCCATAGAACTTCACTTGTTTATTTTAATTTAAATGAGTCTTAAAAATACTTACGATTTTTTATTAAAAGCTTCGACGATGTACCTGAAACCCTACCATATTGGGTACAAAATACGCGATGGGAATCAGTGAAGTCGATGCAGGACTAAGAAAATCCTGACATTCCGATTATTTTGGAACAGCTCAATAACGAATTCACATCGGTGGCTCTTTTTCAGAGGCCCCGGGAAAAATTAAAGATACAAAAAAGCCCGCAGGGTTTACGCCTTGCGGGCTTCTAGGACTTCTCCGGACTTATCTGGTAATAACCGGATCATTATTTGGTCTGGGGGAAGTTGAGGGAATCATCTAACTTATTGTTTTAATTATTTAATTACGAGTTCAGATTTGTGGTGTATACCTAAACGTATACCAATGCAGATAATCGTGCTTCGTTATGTTCATATTTTGAACGCTTTGAGTAGGGTGCCTCTGACTAGCCTACGCGATACAAAAAGATTTATAGAAAAACTGGTCACAGTGTTCACTCTTATAGAAAACTCTTTTTTTTCAGTTGGTTAATTTTTTTTAAGTCATTTCATAGCCTTCACTTCTATTCACGATGAACCCAAAAGGTATTTTTGGTTCATGACTTCGCCTATTATGAAAAAATTGTTTGTTATCATTTATACACAGTAAAAGCGCTAAACTACTTTAAGGACATAAAATGGGGCGTAGATCCGGTTTTGAGGGTTTTTTGAGGGCTTCGGTTAGGGCTGCTGCGGCAATTGACCGTGAAAATAAAAGATCTCTGAGAAGCCATGCCGCTGAAGCTAGGCGTGTAGAAAGGCAGAACAGACAAGAATATGCACAATACGTGCGTGAAGAAAAACAGTTAATTCGTGAGCAAAAGGAGGCAGATAAACTTGCTAAAGTAATGTATTTAGAAGATAGAATAGAGGAGGTTAACGATCTTAATTCTGATTTGGTTGAAACAATCTCTGAATTATCTGGCATTTTAGAACACACTTTAAATCATGATGATTCTATTGATTTTTCAAGTTTAAAAATGGTACCTAGTTTTAAAAAATTTCAGACACCGAGCCATCTTTTACCCGACAGTAGCCCGATAATAGATTTCGTACCTATGCCGATGGGATGGAGAAAGTTAATACCTGGTGCGGGTAAAAAATACAATTCGAAAGTAGAGTTGGCTGAGAAGAAATTAGAAATTGAAATGAAAGAGTATATTTCTAAAGAAAAAGAAAAAAGCCAGAAAATCGAAGAGATGAAAAATGAATATTCACGAGAGAAAAATAGATATCTTGATGAGGTGAATCGGCATAATGAAGATATTGATGAGTTTGAAATAAGTTATTTTTCTGGAGATGAACTATCCGTTAAAAATTACTGCGAAATGGTTCTTACTCGCTCTGAGTATCCGCAAGATGGATTTCAACAAAATTTCCGTCTTGCCTATACAATTGCAAACAAGGAATTAGTAATAGAGTATTTCATACCTAGTATCGATGTTATCCCAAAGGATTTAGAATACAAATATATTAAGACGCGTGATGCGATAACTTCAAAATTAAGAAAGCCATCTGAAATAAATAAGCTATATCAAGATATTATAGCTGCAATTGCTTTGCGTACATTACATGAGATTTTTGAGGCTGATCAGGCTGGTGCTATATTATCAGTAGTATTCAATGGGGTGCTCGATACGATCGACCCAACTAGTGGGCATGATATCAATGTAAATGTCGTATCTGTTAGAGCTTTCAAAGAAGAGTTTATGGCTATAAAATTAGACCGAATAGATAAGGTAGCTTGCCTTCGTAGTCTTGGTGCTCAAGTATCTAATCATCCTGAAGAGCTTCAAGCAATTAAGCCTATTATAGAATTTAATATGGTAGATAAGAGATTTATTGAGCAGGGTGATGCTTTATCTGGATTAGAATCGCGTCCTAATCTTATGGATTTATCCCCTGGGGAGTTCGAGGTTTTAGTTTCAAATCTTTTTTCGCAGATGGGATTAGATACCAAACTAACCCGAGGTACTAAAGATGGCGGGGTTGATGCAATAGCGTTTGATACAAGACCTATACTTGGTGGGAAAGTTGTCATTCAAGCTAAAAGATATAAAGATACTGTAGGTGTAAGTGCCGTACGAGATCTTTATGGAACCATGATGAATGAAGGTGCAAATAAAGGAATCTTGGTTTGCACTAGTAAATATGGCAAAGATGCTTATAATTTCTGTAAAGATAAACCTATAGAATTAATTGATGGTGGTGGTTTAATTTATCTTTTAAGAGAACATGCTGGAGTTGATGCAAAAATACAGCTTCTGTAGATATGAAATTCTCACCGCCTCATTATCATCTGAGGCGGTGAGAATTAAATTATCTTTCGCACTTCGGCAACCAATCCGCCTCACTGTCATCGTTTAACGTGAGGTTAGTCTGCATTCCCTGATTGGTCTTTCGCTTCATGAATTCAATCTCATATTCTTTCAGCGTTTGCGGCACCGCCCGACCAAAAGCCGTCAGGCTCATAGGCCGCTGATGCCCTCGCGCCTCCATAAACGACAGGTATGCGTGATAGAGATACTTGCGCGGGTTAGCCGGAATAATGTTGGCGTTGCCAATATAAAGGCCGTTTGGTGTGCTGACAGCGAGCAGGTAACCGCAGAAATCTACCAACGGATCGGCACTGCGTTTTATTTCCAGTGCTTCATCGGAATTCTGTTGTTGCTGTAACAGCTCGCGTGCTTCACTAGGAACGGCAAAGCGTTGCATCAGGTGGCGGACAATGACGGCTAGCTCCTGACCAATTTTCTCTATTAGCTGCGGATCCCGTTCATTGGCCGGTATCACCTCAGGGAACGTGATGATCACTCGCCGGCGCGATACGCCGCCGCTGCGGTCACTGAACTGCATAGGGTTGTTGTTAACTGCCAGAATAACCGCCGGAATATGTGTCGAATAAGCGTCACGGTATTTCGGGTCAATCGCTACTGCATCGCCGCCAGTGATGGCTTTAATTCCTGCGCCGTCGCCGCTCCATTTCTCCTGGTCGGGCAACACAATCAGTGAGTATCCCACCACAGAAGCACGCTCACGTGCGGATTCCAAAGTCTCAATGCTTGCGGAAGTAGTGTTGTCTTCTCCCGCAAGCATGCGCGCTATGGCTGCCATGACGCTTTTACCGCTGCCGCCTGGTCCTGTCACTTCCAGGAACAATTGCCAGTCATACCGGTTCGCAAGAACCATGAAAAGCGCCGCGAGAATGCGCTCTTGCTTATCGCTTTGCTGGTTTGCCGCCCGCGTTAGCCATTGCCAAAAGTTAGGGGCATGCTCTGCAAGGTTTTCACCGGCTTTAGGTTGTGTGTAATCAACACTGTTTACGGTTCGCAGCCAGTTGTTCGGGCTGTGGGGACTAAAATGTCCTGTGGCGGTATCAAACACCCCATTGCGGAAACCTATCAATCTTCTCGCCGGTTTCCCTGTTTGAGGCACCATCAGCTTCAAGGTATCAATAATCCCGCTAATACCAGGTGCAGAGAAGGGGGCGCGGATTTTTTGAAATAAAGCGGCGATCTCTCGGCTAAGAATGCCGTGGGGCAATACTTGCCACGCGCCATTCTCATAACGGCAGAGGTCTTCACCCACCTGCGGTACCGCTAACCGTTGTTCATAATGGGTTATTAATAGTTCCGCTTTCTCGCTTGCACTCATGGATTTAAGGTCTGCGTCACTGACCGTATCGAAAGGACTCTGCGGGGATTGCTGAGTAAAAGCGCGGAGCTGTTCTAGCGCTTTGTCACGACCCTCCTGCATGTACACATCGTTCCAGTCACCGGCGATTAAGGGGAGCGCAACCTTCCCGCTGACCAGATTTGCGGCTTCTTTCGCTTTCTTCTGTCCTGTTCCGTTCTCATCATTATCTGCCGCCATAAACAGAACGGCGTCAGGGTATTTCTCCCGCAGGCACTCAGCCAGATGAGGGAAGTTATTGGCACTCAGTGCTACATACACGGTTTCGCCCGTCAGCGCATGTATTGTCAGACCGGTTGCATAACCTTCTGCCATCCAGATAACTGGGCTGTCCTTTCCTTCAAATTGATGAGCGGCGCCGGTAACCTGGCCACCCGCAAGCATGCGTTTAGCTCCTGACCCGTTAATGAGCTGGGCGTTGACCAGGTTGCCTGACAAATCATAAAGCGAAATGACCAGGTCACCCGCCGCGAAATCTACGCCGCCCACGCGCAGGCCGTTGCCCTGTAAGGTCAGTGCCTCCTTATCCGCCCAGCCTTTTTTCTCCAGATAGGCATTGCCTGCCGCTTTGCAGGCAGAATTGACCAGCACTTTCGCCTGCTCGGCTGCCTTCTGGCGGGCATCGTCTTTTTGCTGTTGTACAGCGGCCTCGTCGTGATGAACCGCAAGAGGCTGAGCCTCTCCCAGAATCTCAGCCACCTTCACGGCGGCTTCTTTCGTGGTGATATCCAGCGTTTTCGCAACCAGATTTAGCCCGTCACCGGCACCGCAGTGGTTACATATCCAGGTGCCTCTTCCTGCCTGATTATCGAAGCGAAAGCGGTCTTTCCCCCCGCAAACGGGGCAGGCGGAATGATGCCCGCTAGGGGAAACTGTTATACCTAACGCGGGCAAAAGCTGAGGCCAGCGCCCTGTCGCGGCGCTCACGGTGTTTTGAACAATCATTTGTGTCATGTGCGCCTCTGTCAGTGCAGCGTGGTTTCAGGAGTGGTGTGAAGACAAGGCCGGAACAGTTCATCCATCATGGATTCTCCGAGCTGTGTCAGGCGGGGTTTTGCCACGAGAATATCGGACTGCACCATATCCCTGAGCATGGCACAGGCGATGTCCATACCCAGCTTTGCGCCGTGCTGACGGACATAGTAGCTTTCGACTTCTTTTGCGATGGTCATTTGCAGTTCATCAAGCGTATAGCCGGTTTCAACGCCGTAGGCGGTACAGGCATCGAGATAGGCCTGTGCCAGGGCGCGCCGGTAGAGGGCGGTAAGCACTTCAACCGGCAGGCAGGATTGCTGAGTCGTATTCATTCGTAGACATCCTCCATTTGCGTTTTGATGGCGGTTTCGCAGGTGTCTACCACTTTGCCAAGCTGGTCAGTCAGCAGCGCAACAACGGAGGCCATGGAATTCAGCTGATCCCCGCTGGGTACATGCCCGAAGGTGTCCTGCGTATCAAGCATGTCGAGGAACATCACGCCGACGTTGTGCGCGTGTTGCAGGCGCAGGAAGTCAGCATGCGGGATAGGGTAATGGGTGTTGGGGAAATAGAAGGACGCGAGCTTGTTCATGCAGCCTCCTGAGCGGGCAGGCGACCGGCAAAGCACAGCACATAGTCACGGGCAAACAGGCGACGGGCAGAATGTTCATTGTCGGCGGCGGAGCGCAGCATACAAACCGGCGCTTTAGGTTCAGCACGGCGCACGGCGGCGAACAGGAACGTAAATTTAGGATGTGGGGTGGTGAGGGTTGTAGCCATGGTGGCAGCCTCCATTGAGTAATGGTTATTGCTACCACTTGAGTTCTCACGCTCTTGGGTGGTAGCCCAGACGGGGGTGAGAATACCGGCCTCAATGAACACCGGCCAGCCCGAAGGCTGCCCCGCCTGAGCCACCATTGCTTGATAAGCACAGCGGTTAAGAAACCACTGAGCAGATAACAGGTGCGCTAAGGCTACGACATAAAAAAACACGCCAGGCGCGTGTTGTGTCGCCATTGAGTTGCTCGGGTTCTCACGCCCGGCTGCCGATTTTGCGGCAGCACAAAAACTATAGAGCAGGGGCTCGCCAGAGAAAAGCCTTTTTTGAAGCATTAGCCGTTTCTCCTTAGCAATCGGTCAGGACTTGATCGGACTGCTGCGGATTTGATCGGAAGTGCGAATCACCCCCTGGACTAACGCTTTCGGCTGTCACGGATAACACGCCCAGGGTATTGCTGGTAAATGCAGGCAAAGGGTTCTTTCTGCCGCAGGCGGCAGCCATCAGGCCTTCAGCCAGATAGGCCGCCTCTTGTATATTGAGCTGGATATTATGATGACCGACAGACAGAGAAATCATTGCATAGTCTCCTGAGCGCGTGCGGCGATGCGGTCGTTCATCCAGCCCTCTATTTCGGAAGCCAGCCAGGCCACGTTCTTGCCGCCGAGAGAAATCTGCGCGGGAAATTGCTGACGACTGATTAAGTCGTAAAGGGTGGAGCGGGACAGGCCAGTGGTGTGGATCACTTCCGGCAGTCGCATAAAGCGATCGCGTGGGTATGCCAGTGGCATCACAGGGGCTGAGGAAGGGGACGTATTTTGAGCGGGGGAGAGCATGGTGCTACCTCATATTTGTATCCGGCTGGACACGTCCAGTACCGGCTGTTTCGTTAAGGAGCCCCCTATTGTGAGAATATTTTTGCGTTTAGCAACAAGTGGTTGCCGCTAAAACTTTTAGAAGAGAGTGCTTGTTTTTTCCTGGTGACATCAGGTGACACCAGACAAAATGCCAACTAATGCCAATAAGTGCCATTGTTGCTAGGTTGGTTATTTTATGAACATAAAACAAACTGCTTTAACGATTGATCATGTACTTATTAATAGGAAAAAAGATTGATTTATTTTTGGCTAGCCAGAAAAAGGCTTTTGCAGAGAGTGAATAGTAGTGAACAGTGAGTGAATACTTTTTGATGAGGTGTTCACTGGTTAATTTACTGATTTAATTATATTTTATTTTAAAGTGAACAGTAGTGAATAGTATTTATAGAAATATAAACCCTCTCCACTTTCTTGGCTTACGTTTCACTCCGTTGTACCAGCGCTGAGCAAACGCCATCAGATAGAAATGTTGTGCCAGCCTCCCCACAATATCCTCACATTGACAACACATTGCTGAGGTATGCCATGAAACCTGATTCAACCAAAACCGTCGAAGCCGTTATCCAGGACGTTCTTCAGGTCAAAGCCGGTCACAACGAAAAGCCATCATCAGGAAACGCGGAAGGTGCTATCCAACGCTTTGAGCAGGCCAAAGCGGCGTTTGCGGAGAAAAAGCGTGCACTTGATGAAATTGAAAGTTCGATTGCTCGATGCGCCCAGGAAAAAGAAACGGCGAACAGCGAAATCAAAGAGAACGAAGAGAGCTGGCGTTCGCGTTTTCGCAAGTCACGCGGGGTTATGACTGACGAACTCAAGAATGCGCATAGTCAGCGGGCTGTTCAGCAGGGATTAGTTAAAGAGTTCGATGACCTGATTGAAGAATTGAATGTCGAGAAACAGTCGGCGATGTTGCATTGTGCTAATGCTGGTGGAGCGTTGATTAGCGCCCACCGCAGCGCACTGAATGCCTATGCTGATACACAGTGGCGCATGGCCATCAACAATCTCAGTCCGGCGCTTGTGCGCGCTATGAAACTTAAACTTCTGGCGTTATCCACCGTAAGTTATCAGGAAACACAATCCGGTCATTATGTTGAGCCCGCCAAAATTGTCAGCGCTGAAATTGGCAAGGCGCTTGTCGGGGCGGCTAGCATAGGTCAGTTCAACATGGATGCAGAACCTATGTTGGAGAAAATCGGGACGCACTCTCCTGCGCTGCCTGGTGTCGATATGGGGCTGCTGCAAAGTCCGATAAAAAGACAATTACTGGCTCAAAAACTCTCACAGCGTATCGATTCAAACAAGGAGTAACAGCAAATGATGCGCTGCCCGCTTTGCAGCTCTGTTTCTCACATTCGCACAAGCCGTTATATCACCGAACAGACAAAGGAGTCTTATTATCAGTGCACCACGCTGGCATGCTCATGCGCGTTTAAAACAAATGAAAGTGTCAGTAAAATCGTAAAAAGAGAAAATATGAGGCAGAAAATATAAATTTCGGCTCGCTTTCGATTCCCAAAAAATAATCTCAAGTGCCGCTTTCGAATAAGGCGGCATTTTTCATTAATGCAGTGCAAACCGTCCCTCCTTACAGCCTTTTCTCTGGCTAGCCTGTCCCTATGAGCCGTGCATGCATAGGGTGCATGGTTTTGCATGCAATGCAAAGCACTCAAAATGGCTCAAACCCCTTGCTACACTGGCTTTCAGAGGCTTTACTCCATGCATTAAAACCAGCGAGCTAAGTCAGCAGCGGGCAGGCGGGGAGAACTGCGCGCGCGCGGGGGAGTGGGTAGGTTTCTGTAAGTTTTGTTATTATGCGTATTGTTTATGCGCGGTACTATATTTGATGAAATAATATTATGTATTCTATTAATAAAGTAAAATTTAATAACCTTTATTCTGAGATCCCTCTGTCTTTAGAAGATTAAAATCTAATAACCTCTCTCATTGTGTGGTATTTGTTAATGGCGACAATGCATAGCTTAATTAAATATCATAAAAGGGATAGGTATGAAAATATCATTTTTTGGCGTGAATAATTTTAGAGCTATTTCTGGTGGTCTTGAAAATAACAAAATAATATTCAAAGATACTAATACGTTATTTATCTATGGAGCTAATAACGCAGGTAAATCCAGTTTTTTAAAATCTTACATGTTTTTTTATAGCAACGATACCCCGACAACTGATGACTTTCATAAACGGGATGAGACCAAACCGATTGAGTTTGAATTAGAGGTGCAGTTAGATGATTTAGATAGAGAAAGGATAGAATTAAAAGCCCCAAAACAAAAGGAAAGTTATAAGAAATATGTTAAAAATGATTTTATAAGGATCAAAAAAAGCTGGTGCAAAATTGATGGTAAGATAAAAGAATTAAATTGTACATATAATTATGAAAATCAGGTATATGAAGAGATTGGATATGCTTCCATAGGACTTCACACCGTATTCCAAGCGTGTTTACCAAAGCCAGTATTCATAAAAGCAATGCCCAGTGAAGAAGAGGCTAAGAAAATACTCAACGAAATACTAAAAATGATGGCGGAGAGTACATTAAAACAATCAGATCTGGAAGAGCTTAAATCTGCGCAAGACAAAATTAAAGAACTCCAAGATAAAATGTATGATCCACAACTGGTTGATTCTTATCAGACTTCGGTTAATGGATACTTTAATAAAATATTTGGTGATACAGCTATCAGTTTTAAAGATCAAAAGGATAGAGTTGTATGGTCTGAAAATAAATTCGGAAAAGACTATGAAATAGAGTTCATGAAAAAGGATAGTGAGGGTAACATTGATTTAAGTATTCCATCAAAATATAGTAGTGTAGGACATGGGACAATCAGAACAGCTATTTTCACTCTTTTATTAATGAGAGATGTTGCTGAAAGATTTGAAAGGAAGCAGGGTCGTAAGGATTATATGGTCTTGTTCGAAGAACCTGAGTTGTTCCTTTATCCCCGAATGATAAAGGAATTGAGGGAGCTAATTTATCAGGTAAGTACAGAAGATCTACCATATCAAGTGCTATGTGCTTCACATTCAGCAGCAATGATTGATCTGTCCAAGCCTAAATCCTCAATCATACGTTTGGTTAAGAGCGGTAACGGCTCTAAGGTCTACCAGATTAATGATCAGTTTCTTAAAAATGCAAAAGGAATTCAAACCAATGAAGAGCTTAAGCAAGAAATGTATGAGGTATTACGTTTTAATCCCTATATGTGTGAATCTTTCTATGCTGATGAAGTTCTTCTGATAGAAGGGCCAACCGAAGAGATAATAGCTAGAGCCTTCTTTCAAGAAAGACCATCAGCAAAATCCGTTTTTGTATTAAATTGTGGTACTGTAAATAATATTACCTTTTATCAGAAAATTTTTTCAAAATTTAATATAAAGTACCACGTTATTTTCGATACTGATAAATCTAATATTTTAAAAATTGATTCCAATGGGAATCCTGAGTTTGATTCAGGAATTCAAAAATCAATTGTAGAACAATACAACTCCGACATGAAGGATATGAATGGGAACATTGGGATTTTCCGCACCCATCAAATAACCTTTGAGCCGGCGCATAAAGATACTTCTATACCTGAATTCTTAAGACTCACAGAGAGCAGTGATAGAAGTAAACCATACAATGCAAACCTTTATTGGAAAAATGTTCTCAAACCAAATATCAATAATGCTGAGATTGTCAAAGTTCCGATTATAAAGTATCTAATTGAAATTATTGAGCACTAAAATAAGTTTGGAAAGTTATTTTCTTTAGGGGGAGATATGCGATTTTTAGCTCCCCTTTCTGATAGCCTAAATTAAATACGTTTTTTAAAGTTTGAATTTATTATTATAAACATAATACCCCCATCCTTTCATTAGCTGAACTCTCTGTTCAAAGTACGTTGATCGATTATAAGCACGCCTTACTTCATTTTTATCACTATGTGCCAAAGCAGCTTCAATCACATCTGCATTAAACCCGGCCTCATTCATGGCTGTGCTGGCTATAGAGCGTAAACCATGAGCAACGAGCTTCCCACCATAACCAATACGTTTCAAAGCAGCATTAGCTGTTTGGCTATTCATCGGTTTTCGTGGGTCATTTCGGCTAGGGAAAACGTACTGACGATTACCACTAATTGGACGCATGATTTCCAACAACTCTAAGGCTTGTTCCGACAACGGGACTATATGGTCGCGCTTTGCTTTCATACGTTCTGCCGGAATACACCACTGCTTATTCTCTATATCGATCTCTGACCAGGCTGTCGCAGAAGCTTCGGCAGGGCGTATGAGCGTCAGTAGCTGCCATTCAAGCAGGCAGCGGGTTGGTATAGACAGGTTGCTCATAGAAATGGTGCGCATTAGCTTGGGCAGTTCTTCGGGGCGAATTGTAGGCATGTGCTGCTTCTTCGGGCGTTCGAAAGCATTACCTATACCTGAAGCTGGATTTGCCTCAATCAACCCAACATTGACGGCATAAATCATTATCTCATTTATGCGTTGCACCAAACGCCTGACTGTCTCTAATGCTCCGCGTGCTTTGATCGGTTCCAACACCTGGATCAAAGTGCGTGCTTTCAGCTCCTGAACAGGAACATTTTCAATACTGGGGAGGATGTTTTTCTCAATAGAACGCCAGATATCTTTAGCATGGTCAGCGCTGACGTGACTTTGTTTCAGCTCGAACCATTTGCGTGCAACATTGACGAAAATGCTTTCCTGAGCGATTTGGAGCTTCTCTGCTTCTTCATCAGCTCTTGCTTGCGGGTCTATCCCTCGGACTAACATCGCAAGCTTCTCTGCACGCACTTCTCTGGCATCAGCCAGTGAAAGAGCAGGATAAGCGCCAAGGCTGATCATGGTGCGTTTAGAAGTGCCAGGCACCTGGTAGCGAAAGCGCCAAATTTTCTTGCCGGTGGTTTTGACCAGGAGAAAGAGTCCATCACCGTCATGCAAGGTGAGATCTTTATCGGTGGCTTTGGCTTTTTGTACTTCGGTGTGGGTGAGGGGGCGTGTAGTCCGCGCCATGCAAGGATCTTCCCTAATTGGTATACGTTTATTGGTATATATCTTAGCGTATACCAATTCGTATACCAATAGACGCCGGTTTCAGGCGGATCTTCTCGGACTTCTACAGACACAAAAAAGCCCGCAAACCTAGAAGGGATGCGGGCTTTCAGGACTTCTCCGGACTTATCTGGTAATAACCGGATCATTATTTGGTGGAGCTGGGGGGATTTGAACCCCC